TATCGGATATACTTCCCCCCTCTCGAGAACCCATCCACAATATAAATCATGAAAACACCTAAAAGAGAATAAAGCACAAACTCTTCCGTCACATGGTTCGTCTTTTCCATCTGTAGCGATTCCAGCATCTGGGTCATATAATTAAGACGATCCAGCACTTTATCTCCACTTCCACTTCCAGAAATACCCATTTTTGCATAATAGGGTTCTTTGACTGCCAATCCCTCTTTCCCATACGCCTCTCGATAATTGGCATATTGAGAGGCGATTCCCGGTTCAGATGCTCGAAAATAATTCATTTTAGGTTCGAGAGGAGGTTGTATAAAAGTCGGTTTGCCACCTTTAGGCATAAGCGGATTGACGCCATTTTCGACTTGCTTATCGGCAGGCAATACTTGGTCTGAGTTTCGCTTGGTGATATTGGTGGGATAAGGCATCGGGTTGAAATCGCCGAGTTTATCGTCTGTGCTAAAACTGGTAATCTTATTTAGAATACTATTTATTTTCGTGTTTCGTTCGGTTTGTTTCTCAATATGCTGGTCAACTGTCTCCGGTTCTTGTGAACCACGTATATCGACTTTCTGATCGTCCGGAATCTCTGGCGATTTGTAGAGTTCATACTGGTCGGTCGACGAATCATAACTAGGGCGGACTTTAACGGTCTTTCGACTATTCGAATTTGCACTTTGTATTCCGCCTAGTGTAGGAGTTCTTTTCCTAGAAACAGCATTATTATTTCTATCTAAATTACTGTCGCTCGTCCATGGAGATGCATAAGTTAATAATGACATTACAGATAATATGAATTAGACGTTGAAATACTTTAAAAAATCATCAGATTTTATTCCTCTCTTTTTACGCCTTGTCTTTCGACCATTTTCATTCCCAATATACAAAGTGCCTTGCGCCTAAAGGTCTGGGCATAACATTTCTCCAGACAAATGTTATTATATTCTCTGGGGGTTTAGATAGTCTATTCGAATTTGGACTGGAATCCGCATGAGGTACGAGTGCAGAGCAATTCTCAGAGGAGAATGTATAGCAACAACAATTCACTAAATATGGTTGTAGAAAATAGATGGACGGATGAACAGATAGTCGAATGGGTGGCAATCATTACCATATTTTTGTTTGCATCTTTTCCTCGTGAAATGATTGAGTTAAGTGAGACAAGTTTAGGGAAATTATTCTTCGCATCGATTATTATTTATTATGCAATGGTTGACCCGATTTATGGTATTATTGTTTGTGCAATAGTGATTGTATACTATCAGATGGACATTTACAATAGTTTGATTGCTTTGCATCGAGACACGCTTCTTTCTGAGAATATGATGATGATGCAGGATACGATATTGCAAAATGCGATTTCGGGAAAGGGGGGAATGTATTCTGATGTGACTGGGTTATTGGAGACCTTTGGGTCTCCTGTCAAAGGTAACGGTAAGGGATCCATCTTAGAATCATACACATCTGGCGACCCCTCCGTTTTTTCTTACATACCCGTTTCTGAACCGAAAAACTATTTCGAATCAGAATTATTGAGAGGTTCAAAGAAGAAGGAATTGTTAGATGTATTTAGAAAGACAAATTGCGATACAAAAGGAAATTTAAAGTTTAAGGGATCGATCGTTCGTCCAGAAATGGCAGACCATGTATTTAGAGAAATCCAGTTTCCAGACAATTCTGCTAAATGTAATCCTTGCAATGAGTCTTGTGATTTTTCGATTATCGAAGAACGTATAAATCAAGAGGAAAAACTTCGCCCGGTTTCGTCTAAAGACGAAGCGATCGACTGGAATCAATTCTTCGGACATTATTTGGTGAAACCGATTACAAGTATGACGGAAGACATCGTCGCATTTGAGAGGCGTTTGACACAGTTTATTTTCCCAGAAGACAAGTAATCGAATGGGAATATATAGATGGGAAAGACCTCACTTAAAAAACATTCAGATCGAGACGGAGATAGAGGCACAAAAACATTACGTGAGATGTTTGCGTACATAAACCAGAATGTACTCGCAATGAATCAGAGTAAATTATTTGCGGGTTTAGTAATTATTGTTCTCAACGTCTCCTCTAAATTTGTCACAATTAAATTGAGTAAATCCATGGAGGGGTATTTGAAATACACATTTAGTCGCGACATTTTAGTTTTTGCTATGGCATGGATGGGCACACGCGATATCTATACTGCACTTTTCATTACTCTATTGTTCTCATTGTGCGCGAATTTTTTCTTTAATGAACAGAGCGGATTTTGCTGTCTGCCGGAGTCGTTTATTGATAAGAATGCGGCATTGTTTGAATCGCCTCCGGATATACCGACCGTAACAGACCAACAGGTTGCTGATGCAGTGGCGACTCTAGCAAACTGGAAAAAACAAAATGCGACGGATTGTTCTAATGGCACATGTCCTGGGAACAAATAGCAACGGGAATAAATATCCGTAACGAAAACATAATCAAAAATAGGACCATATAGTAAAATGGACGAAGTTGATAATATAAAAGGTGTTATATTCCCAGTATCTGTTTTGTATATTCAAATAGACACAAATACTGGAACAAACGGAGAAAGTGTAATACAACTATTTAAAAGAAGTATGATTAAAATGCCGAAAATGGATACGCCTCCACTGTTAACAAGTGAATATCCGTTTTTTACGAAAAATGTAAGATACCCAAAGTCGATGGAAAACCAAGACTGGAAATCAAAATACGAATTCTTTTTTAACCGTGAACTATTTATGGACAGATTGCGGAAGGAGATTGATGAGAATCCAATTATTTACAAAGAAAAATTAACATCAAACGATGAAAGTGAATCGCAAGAGTTATATGAGTGGATGAAGAAGACGGAGATGCATAACATCATGGTGACACTTCGGGCGTTATTTCCTATACCAGAATTGTTCGGAAAGGTGTTGAAGAATTCATACAAACATATCTTGAGAAATGGAATCAATACGAGAATCAGCAATGACATTGATATCCGAAATGTTGCAAATATATTCGGATTTATGTACAAATTCGGAATCATGAATAAAGAGAAAGAAGAATATTTCATAAATATTGGCGGAAAACGCTATGAAGTGGACGATGTTATATGGGAAAATGATGTTGTGAATCACCCGATTTATAAACAATTTTTGAATTCACAACGATCTACCTATGAAGAGGTTGAAAAATCCGCACCCGAAGTGGAGGAGAAGTATATGATTTATATGAAAAAACTAGATAACGATTTGAAAGAGATGTCCAGTAAAGAACGATTTCAACGCGACTTTTTTATTTTTTCGGGTAAATGTGCCGATGATGCGGAATGCAAAGACGACAATAAACTATTTGAGTTTTTTAAAAAAAATATAAAAAACGCGAATAAAGACGAAATTGAAAAAACGTATGTTTTAAGCGGGGGTAAAAACATATACACCCCTCTATTTCAATATTTAACGCATAAACATTTTTTTACGAAATACTATAACGAATGGAACGATATGGTTCTTATTGGCGATGAACACAAACATGATCTGGACAATATGAATACGTTAAAAACGAATTATGATGAAATGCAAAATTTAAACATCAAAAACAACAGCGATTTGTCAAGTAAGACAGAAGAAATACATAAGAAATTCGATGAAGAAATCCATGCGATTTTTCTTCTAGAGCACGACGACCCAACTGAATCGGAATTTGAAAAAAATACGGTGAATGAATACGTTAACTATTTGAAATCGGACACGTTATTTATGCTTCGAATGCATATTTTATCAAAGATTGCGACCTCTCAACAAACGAACACTCCTTATCAAAATTCAAATGCCGACCGAAAAAATACGGTCGCAACAATTACAGACAAATTGAAGCGATTGTCGAATCAAACCGGCGATTCTGCGGTGTCGAATCAAACCGGCGATTCCGCGGTAGAAACCATCATCTCTATCAAGGAAGACCTGGACAACCATCAGCAATTACATAGGAATGAAGGGATTAGTGTGTTCATGGAGCGCGATTATGAAGCGATTTTCGAACGCCTTCTCAAATCCGCGATTGAAATAAAGGCAGCATCGATTGTGTTGAAATTTGCGAAAAACAATATTCCGATGAATTTAACTGGAAAGAAACTCGACGGGACGGATGTGTCTCCGGTGAATCAGAGAATCAACAAGTATATTGGCGAGTTTTTCGGGACGGAAGCGTCGATTAACAATCAACTTTCCACGAATGTGAATAATGTGTATGAACCTGTGAGAAAAACGTCGAATAAGGAACTGTATAAAGTTCTGAAACTGTTCAAGTTGGGGGATGTGATTATGAAAAAAGAGCACAAGATGAGTACTTCGGAAATCGATGAATATCGAGAGGTTCTGGAGAAAATACACGACCAATACATTTCGAATCGGCGGAAAAAGACGAACGATTTGGATGAGTATCTGTATACTGGGGTGGACGAAGTGAAATCGACGTCTGGATCGGGTGAAGACAAAAAGACCGAGAATGAAATACGGCGAAATGTACATGAAATTTATGTGCGGTTGGATTTGATCGATGCGGATATGTATGAAAAGTCGGATAAAGCAGCATGTAAATTGCTGGACAAGGAATTGGAGCAGGAATATATGTATTTGGTCGACCCGCATAATAAGAACAATTCGTTGCTGAGCAGGTTTCGCAATATGAATTTTGCGGCGGTCCCGGAAGCGTCGACGAAGACACAGGAAACAAAAAAAACGGCACCCCCTTCGGATTTGCCGGATAAATTATCAGGCGGAAAACATAATAAATCTGCTAGACGGGTCCGGTTACCGAATCGGTCAAAAACCGCGCGCCGTTCTCGATAAAATCATGTTGAGTTATTTACTCCAAATGATTCATTGCTGCTGTATCCAATTTACATATAATCTAGTTCACGATTAGGCATTCAATACCAACTTGCCATTGACGAACTTACCCACCTCATCGCCTACATCTTCGTCGTCCAACACTGCATATACGATTCCGTCTTTCTCGTTTGTGGTGTAGTAACGGGTTCCATTTATCTCTATCTCGTAAACGCCTGCTTCCTCTTCCTCTTCTTCTACCTCGACCTCTTCTATTTCTTCGGTTTCTTCTACCTCGACCTCTTCAACGACTTCTATTTCTTCTATTTCTTCGGTTTCCTCGACTTCTTCTTCAACGACTTCAACAACCTCTTCCTCTTCCTCTTCTTCTTCTATTTCTTCGGTTTCCTCCTCTTTGATAGCAAAACTCTCTGCTACTTGCTCTTGAACAATTTGTTCTTTAATATCAGGGTCTTCCGTCTCTTCCTCTTCCTCTTCTTGGCATAACTCCGATTCTAGATCTTCTTCTATTTTGGAATCAGATATATGATGAACACTTTGCGGCATGTTCGCACGGCGTGAATAATATTCCGCCAATTCATCCACGACATATTCTTCGTCTGCGATGTCGTTGCAAAATGTCTCGGTTTGCGTCTTCTTTGACGACGACTTTCGGCGACTTTGATAATCGTTTTCCGAAGAACATTCTGCCGCAAACAAACTGGTCAACAGTCGAATAAGGTCTTGGTTTGATTTCTTCAGTGCTTTGTACTTAATACTCAGTTTGCGATATGCTGGACTCGTCTTCGAATGATTATACTCGTCTACCAATAACGACATTTTTCCGGCAAGTGATGACATGTTTTTGATTAATAACTACGGGTGTATATTCAAGTTACTATTTTATCTTGCTTTTTCTTTATGTATTTTGGAATAATGTTTTATAGACATTCCAGTTTGTCTATCGACATTCCAGTTTGTCTATCGACATTCCAGTTTGTCTATCGACATTCCAGTTTGTCTATCGACATTCCAGTTTGTCTATCGACATTCCAGTTTGTCTATCGAC